TACGCTCAGCCTGTAGCCTTATGACCTCAGCGGTCAATTTCTCCCTAGCCTCACCAGTAGTCCCCGGCAGCTTTCTCATGGCCTCCCTCAGATAATGATCAGCAGTGTCATATTTACCCTGTAGATCGTTCATCTCATCGGTCAGGGCTCTGAGCTTTTTGGCATTGGCTCCCTCCTCCCTCACTTTCAACAGTTTTGCTTTTGCCTCCTGGATCTTTTCCTGCCTGGTAAACTTAAATGGCTTTTTACCTCCTGAGGGCTTTGGCTTTGGAGGTGGCTTTGGCTTTGGAGGTTTCACTGTGGGAGGATCCACTGGCTCAGGACCTATATCCTCTGTCTTTGGCTCATAATACATGGTACACCTGCAGTTGATCACATTGCCAGCACTACCACCATAATCCCCAGGATAGTCCAGGCTTTCTCCTGTTTTCATAAAGGGCCTATCCATCTCAGCCATCTCACCATCAGGCCCGGTGGGAAACTTGCCATAATGATCATACCTGTTTTTTGCCCTGGGCCTCCTGGTCCTGCTGTCCCTGGTGGATAGCCACACTTTCATCATGGGCTCACCTGACTGCTTTGCTCCTATCATACTGCCCAGGTTGCTGGCCATTGTGGTCTCTGTCCTGGCTATCCTGGCAGCCCTATAGGTGGCATCTGTGCCCCACTGCTCCCCCAGGTCATCCCTGAGGTTTATGGCCATCTGTGAGACCCCCAGGCCCTCTGTGGTGGATCTTTGTAGGCTGGCCTTAATGATCTGAACAGCCCTATCCTTAGAGGCTCCGGTGATAGCTGTTATCCTTTCCCCGGCCATATCCCCCAGAAGAAAATTGACATTGTTTAAAAACTCCTCATTGGTAGGCATGCCCCCGGCCTTGATGATCCACTCCTGGCTCAGGGCTTTGCGTATATCCCTGTATGTAGCTTTGGCAAAATATACAGCCACCACCTCAATTGTTTTCTCCAGGGCCTCCTGGATGGGATCCTCCTTGATCAGCTGCTGGATCCTTTCCTCCATGTCTCTGACTGTGGACTCATTGATCTCCTTCAGGACAGGCTCAATCTGTGCCTTAAGCGCCCTTTTCCAGGTGGGCTCCAGGCGTTTGCTAAAACGGTCCCTTTTGCCCTGGGTCTTTTTCCAGATCAATGTTTTTTGTCTCTCAGTCATTGCTCCTCAATCTTTATCCCATCCTCACCATTATGTATCAGGAGATCCAGCTCATGATCCTCTGGGTGATCTTTATGATACACCTGGAGGGTAAACATCAGCCCTGATGTATCCCCGGAGAAACTTTCCACAGCCCTCAAGACTATGGTGCCATACTTCACACATAAAGCAGGCAGCAGACCCTGTATTGCAAGGGCTTCCGGTGTAGCTTTAATTATTGCCATTAGTTCATTATCATATAAACCCCTGTCTCTGTGGCCCGGACCAGCTGGGTATCCTCATTCAGGCCCATAAAAGCATATTCTGCCTCTAGCTTGACAGCTGACCATTTATGTTTCTCCCTGGTCACTTTTACCTTTATAGCTTTTCTTCCATCCATTTGTCCATTGGTCCAGGATCTATCATGGCCTGGCTCATGGGTAGCTTATTGCCATCCACCCAGACCTCATCCATACCATCAGCCTCCAGCTCCTCATAATTGATCACAGCCCTCTTTTCGTTTTTTGTCAGCATATCAGCATACTGGAGCCACTCCATCATAGTCTTATAATCCATCTGCATCTCAGGGACAGCCTGCAGATCCATGTCCAGCCAATACTGTTTGCCATCCTTTTTGCTCCAGTGCTGAACCCATCCCCTATTGAACTCATCCCTGATAGCCCTCATCTCTGGGATCACTGCATTGGTATAAGCAGCTGTCCGGGCTTCCTTCATATTGTTATAGCTCTTATTCTCAGGGTCATTGAATAGCTGGCTCTGCAGGTGATACAGGTTGCATATCTTTCTAAGATCCATTTTCTCTGCTTCCAGGATCCCCAGATCTACAGGTGAGAGCCCCAGCTGGGTCCATTGCAGCTGTGCCCCTGTAGCCATGATCCTGCCTGCTTTCCTGCTCCCTCCATAGTTCTCATAATATTTCTGCTCCACCTGCCTGGCCTGTTGTACGGTCAGCGGTTTATCTGTGGCACCCAATGGCCTGGACAGGATCCCTGCTGCTCCCTGGTTCTGATATGTCCTGACAGCGGTGGTCATGGCCTCATTGCCCCTGGTGATCAGCCTGGATCCAGCCTTTAATGGGCTCAGCCCATACAGCCCCCCATGTGAGATAGGCAGATAGTTTGGATATTTGCAGTGGATCACCTCCTCCGCTGGGATGGTCTTTGTAGGATCCCCCAGCCAGTAGTAATGTCCTACGGGTTTCATGGGGCCTCCATACTTGATTCCTATCAGCTGTGAGGGTAGTGCTTCAAACATAATGAAAAGCCCTGCATTTGCCCCGGATATGGGCCCCTGACCATGTGCAAAGCTATCCCCGGTGATCAACTTAAAACCCAGATACTGCTGAATAAACTCACTCTGCCCCTGATATTCGTTAGGCTGCTTCCAGGTGTCCAGGATCTGATGGCTCTCAACAGGCTCCAGGGCTTTGGTCTGATAGATATTGCTCATTATGCTATCACTGGGATCCATGTTTTTATACCTGTTCAGCCATTTTTGATCCTTCACCTCACTCAGGGTCCAGGGGATCTGCCCGGCCAGCATGGTGATAAAGCTCACCACACTATACAGATCAGCATTCATATTGATCCCCTCATCAATCATGGCATCCTTTCCGGTCTGTATCCAGGTAGGTGCCCCCATGCCCATGTATGTCTCACTCATGCCTCCCCCACCCAGAGGCATCCATCCCTTTGTCAACTGTCTTTGGATAAATCCTGGAGTTATCCGCTGTATCAAATTTTTTCTTTCCATCATACTACAAAAAAGGTGTCCTGTGTTAACATTAACTCAGTAAATGCCCAGACCAGGGCATCCACCCTGTTGGGACTTGGTTCACCCTCTTTTGCTGCCCATGTGGTCATCTCGGTCTCCAGCTCAGGCTGATGGCCCAGATGCTTAATTTTATGCTGTTCGTACAATGCCACCACAGGCTCAGCCCTGGTTTTCTTACCCTTGCTGGCATGGATGGATTTGTAACTCACCGCTGAGTCATATACCCGGAGGGTATGCTCAATCATATCCCCTCCCTGGTTTGACTCTGCTATGATCCTGTCTGCTTTATGTGTATAGTAGGCATTCAGAGCTACCCTGGCCCACTCACTAGGATTAAATTTCCCTGTCAGATCCTCCAGGACATATCCCCGGCCATCTTCCCCCAGCCCGGCCACAATGATCCCAAACTCATCACTTTCTTTTTTGTTGGTAGTAGCTGGATCCAGGGCCACCACTATTCTCTCCATCTCAGGGGCTTCTTTTACTATGGCTTTCTCCACCAGGGACATGCTCCACAGAGCACCCTCCACATCCTCAAGGATCTCAGCATATAGCTCCTGCCTCCCCAGCCGGGTGCCTTCATACTTTTTCAGGATCTTATCCAGGAAAGGCTTTGCCAGGTTATCTTTATTCTCAAAGGTGCTTCCCCTGGTCATGTGTGTGGTAAGATCTTTCACCAGGTCTTTGATGGTAGGCAGTGGCCTGGGGGTAGTGGTCACCAGGACCTGGGGATTTTCTCCCAGCCTGAGCCCCATCATCATCATATCCCAGGCCTCCTCAGCATATTTCCAGCTGGCTAGCTCATCAGCCCATGCCTTATGACACTGTGGCCCCCTGAGCAGGTCAGGCTCATCAGCGGTAAACAGTATCGCTTTGCATCCATTGGGCCAGGTGATCCTCCGCTTTGATGGTTCATATTTGGGCCTGTTCCTGGGAGGATGGACAGCCAGGATCCCAGCAGGACCCTCCACCATTATATCTCTCACGTCTGTTGCAGTTCTCCCTACCAGGTGGATGATAGGATTGTGCTCACTCCAGATCCTGACTGTCTCTGCCCCCGTCCTGGACTTCCCAAAACCCCGGCCTGCCAATATCAGCCAGGTCACCCAGTCCCCAGGAGGGAGCTTCTGTTTATCCCTGGCCTGTAGGCTCCACCTAAAATCTAGCTCCTCAATCAGACTTTCCAGCTCCTGTCTTTCTGGTTGCTTTAACGACAGTAACAATTTTTTCAATGAGCTGGTCATCTGAGAGTTTTCCAATTCCTTCACCCTCATCGTTTATACTCAGGGACTCCTTTGGTTTTCCCAGGATCCTGTCCAGGTATTGCTGGGCAGCATGCATATTTTTCTCCTCTGTTGCTTTACGATATAGCATCTCAAGGACCAACAGGGTCCGGGTGCCCACTACAGACTTTTGTTGACCATCAGGTAGGTCCACAATGAGCTCCACCTCATCAGTGCCATGCTTTGCTATCTGCTTTCTGATGGCTGTATAATTCTCTTTTTGGCTCTTTGGTAGGCCCATCAGGTCTGTGTAATTTTGGCAAATATTACAAAAAAAGCCTGACAAAAGCAATTGACAGGCTATTGAAAGTATCAACAAGTTTCTGAGTTAGCGTATCATTTACGCTTTGATAGTGTACTGTGTGGTGATGTTTGCAACTATGTTTATAGTTTATAAGGTTTCAGCTTTATCACTGCTTTGACATGCTCAATATCTGTATCAAAAGCCCTGGCTATCATTTCCGGGGGATCCCCTCCCTCATGCATATCCATAAAGGTATCCCAGAGCCTGTGCCTTTTGTCTGGATGACCGCACAGCATGCATGGCCCACATGGGGGATAGTATTTATCCAGCTCAACATGCATTTTCATAAATATCATGATTTCTACAGAGGG